GTCGTGAACTCCAGCCTTCCCTTCCTTGAAAGCACAAACGACGACGTCCGCAATCTCGGCAAGTTCATCGAAGGCATGATGAACTCGACCGGCCGCGTGATGGGTGCGGTGACGATTGCACCGCTTGGTTACAGCCGCGCAAACAAGAGCTTCTTCTTCCACTCCGGCCCTGACGTTAAGTCGTTGCTCGACGTCTTCAAAGAAGTCGGCGTGAAGAACATGGATCAGGCGCAGATCGTGTTCCTTGCGCAGCGCGAACTGGCTTTGCGTAAAGACCGTTACATCAACAAGAAGGGCGAGTCCGTTCTTCCCGACGGCACCCGTGTTCTCACAAACCAGCAACTGCAAGAGATCATCGACAGCGCAGACCCCGCCGTTCGCAAGGCGAGTGAGGAGTTCCAAAAGTTCAACGACAAGATGGTAGAGATGGCCGTTCAGACTGGCCTGATCCCGCGCAATCTTGGCGAGCGTTTCAAGACGCTGATGTATACGCCCATGTATCGTATGCAGGACGACGAGCTGACGAAGAACCCCAACATCACGTTGGCTGGTGGCATCTACGACGTCCTCAAGGATCCCGAAAACATCACGACCTTTAACCAGCGCGTCGGTGCGCTCGGTGTCGGTGGTCCAGTGGCCGGGAACCTCTATGAGAATATCCTGCGCAACTACAACGCCATCGTCAGCGCGGGCGTCCGCAACGTCGCGTATCAGGAGACCGCCAACACCCTGACCAAGCTGGCTCAGAAGGGCGGCGACACGACGATTGCCGAGGTCTTCAACAAGCCGGGCGAAGAGACCATCCAGTTCCGTGTTAACGGCGAAGACCGTTACATGAAGATCTATGACCCTGCCATGTTTGCGGCTGTCTCTGCTCTGTCTCCGCAGGAGAAGAACAACTTCGTCCGTGCGGCCGCATGGTTCACGGATGTTTTGCGTAAAGGTGTGACGGCAACGCCCCCCTTCCAACTGCGCAACCTGATCCGCGGTCTTGTCGAACTGAAGGTCAAGACGGGCATGCCTGTCTTCGACATCCTGCGCGGCACACTGGCCGGTGCCCGTGACACATGGAGCAAAGGCGACGCCTACCGCGATATCTTGGGCCGCACAGGCTTTGGCGGGTTCGGCTTCGGTTCGGGGTCCAAGGACCAAGCTGCTTACATGCAGCGCGTCTACAACTCTCGTGAGCGTTCATGGGGCGAGTGGAGAAAGTATCCAAACGCTTTCATGAGGTTCTTTGACAAGGCAGAGTCGCTCGGTGAAGTCACCGAAATGGCGCCGCGTATTGCTTACTACAACTACCTCAAGCGCAACGGCATGTCTGACGCTGACGCCGCTTGGGAAGCTGTGAACCTCGTGAACTACCATCGTCATGGCGCAGGCAACGGCATTCTCGGCAACGTGGTGTCCACCCTGATCCCGCTGACACCGTTCCTCACGGCTCGTATCCAAGGCTTGTATCGCTTGATGGAGACCGGCACCGCAGGCGCGCCAAAGAGTTTGGTTGGTAATGGGTTTATCGGCATCCCGGCAGCAATTGTTAGCCGCGGCCTGTTGGTCATGGCAATCAACGCTGGCGTAAACATGATGTATGGCGACGACGACTGGTATAAGAAGCTGTCCGTAAAGGATCGCCTTGCTAATATGTACGTCAAGATCGGGGACACGATTGTCGTTCTCCCGCGCGCGTTCGAAATCGGCGAACTCTTTGGTGCCCTCCCGACGCTTTTGCTTGACTCGATCCGTAAACAAGACGGCAATGATATCGCCATGGGTGTTGGAGAGTTCTTGAAGAAGACCCTGATCATTGAACTTATTCCTCAGATCGGCAAACCCCTTTTTGAACTTTACGCCAACAAAAACTTCTACACCGGCCTGCCGATTGAGAACCTGTCTGACAAGCGCAGTCCGAAGGAAGAGCGTTTCGACGAATACACCAGCAGCTTCTCGAAGATGGCTGGCCACATCGCAAAGTATGTCGAACTCTCCCCGAAGCAGATCGACACCTTGCTGCGCGGCTATCTTGGCACGTCGGCCACGCTGTTCCTTGGAACGGTGGACTCGCTGATTGGTTCGGCTGGCGTGAAGCCGCAAGGCGCCTTCGGCGACCCAAACAGCATGACCGGCGTCGCCGCAAACCTGTCTGGTCTCGCCTCGATCTTCAAGACCGAGAGCCAGTTGAACAACAAGTTCATCGGCGACTTCTACGAGATCAAGGAGCGCGTCACGCAGATCACTCAGTCGATCAACGACGCGGCCGTTCGTGGCGACACCGAGACGATCAAGGCTCGCATGGCAGAAATGCCTCAAGCCCGTGGTCTGTACACCGCATTCAATGCGGCAAACGAGCGCCTGTCACAAATCAACAAGCAGATCGAGGCGATCCGCGGCCGCAACGATTTGCCTGCGGAGAGAAAGACAGAACTGCTTGAGAAGCTGCGCGAGATTAAGGGGACAGTCGCCACTCAAATGGTGACGATGGCTGAAAGGGTCGGGGTCACAAGATAAATGGCCCGCAAGCCTGCCAAGAAGACCGCTAAACGGGCGGCATCAAAGAGGAACCACGGACCACGGTCCGGGGCCTCTGTGCTCGACCGCGCTATCGACATGGTCAAATGGGTGGACACTCCATTTAAGCTCTTTGTCCTGATCCTATTGGGCGTCTTTGGTCTAAGTGGTTGGATTGTCTATCAAAACCAAGAGAAGTTAGTGACGCGGTTTGTGCTGTCCGAGCACATGCCAATTCTTGTCACCGACGAACGCATCGTCACGTTGTCTACAAACTTGATGCGTGACCTTCGCGCAGAGGCCGTGATCGTGCACGAGATCAGCCTTTCCAGTAACGCGCGTATCACCCGTGTCGCTCTTTCGCATGAAGGTCGGCACGCTCCACTAGAAGGGAAGAAGGGAGCTTTCTTCTCCGGGTCGCCCGCCCGGAATCATGCGGCCGTTTCGATGCTGAACGGGGAGGTCCTCTGCGAGACGTTTGAAGCGTCTTCAGAAGCAGGGGAATGGTTCGTCTCGAAGGGTGTCACCTTTGCCTGCCGGGGATCCATACCGCCTGAACAGGGCAGTATGGTTGGCTATCTGAGTGTTGGGTTCAAGTCTGTGCCCAAGGATATCACGGCAACAAAGGCACGGATCAACCAGACAACCCGTGAGCTTGCGAGATGACCCATGGACCCCGTAACAATCAGCATGGTGTTCGGAGCAGCTAAGACTGCATACGAGGCCATCAAGACTGGCATCAAGATCGGGAAAGAGATTCAAGGTATGGCTGGCGATGTCGCCAAGCTATACGGTGCGGTTGGTACACTCACGAGGCTGTCAGCAAACCCCCCGAAACCAAAACTGTTTGCGAAGGTTTCGGCTGAAGAGATGGCGATGGACATCGTCGTCAAGCGCAAGCAGGCTGAAGAGTGGTTCAACCAAGTCAAAAACGAGTTCGTGTCGACATATGGTTTGCGCGGATGGCAAGAGGTGGAGAGAGAACTTGTCCGGATCCAGAAGGAACAGAAGGCCGCGCGCCTGAAAGCCCAGAAGGAAGCGGAGGAGTTTGCAAGAGAGATGACGATCATCTTGATCATCGGCGGGGTGGTTCTGTCCATCATCGTCGGGATCTTCGTAGTGGCCTTAATCTTCTAGGGAGCATGGACCATGGAACTTCTAAAGACGTTTGGCCCTTTGCTGGGGCAAGTCGCGCCGACCATTGCCACGGCACTTGGTGGCCCTCTCGCTGGGGTCGCCGTGCGGACTTTGTCGAACGCTCTGCTTGGCCACGAAAATGGAAGCGAGGGCGAGGTGAAGCAGGCGCTTGAGGCGGCAAGCCCAGAGCAGCTTGCGCAGATCAAACAGATTGATGCAGACTTCAAAGTCCGCATGAAGGAATTGGACATTGATTTGGAGCGCATCGCTGCCGGGGACCGGGACAGCGCCCGTAAGATGCAGGCTGCTACACAGGATTGGGTGCCGCGTATGCTCGCGCTGCTCATCACCGTCGGGTTCTTCGGCATCCTTGTTTGGATGCTGATGAAGGGGATGCCGCAGACCGGGACCGAGGCTCTGCTCATGATGCTCGGCGCGCTCGGCACAGCATGGACGGGTGTGGTGAACTTCTATTACGGTTCGAGCGCAGGTTCGAAGCAGAAGAACGATCTGCTGGCACAGAAGGACAAGTGAGATGAAAGAGAACTGGGAAGAGTGCTTCAAGCTTGTGCTGAAACACGAAGGTGGTTACGTCAACCATCCTCGCGATCCGGGCGGCATGACAAACCTTGGCGTGACCAAGCGTGCTTGGGAACAGTATGTCGGCCATGAAGTGGACGAAGCAGAGATGCGCGGCCTTACCCCCGAAAAGGTCAAGCCGTTCTACAAGGCAATGTATTGGGACAAGATCAAAGGCGATCAACTCCCGCCCGGCGTGGACTATGCGGCCTACGATCTGGCCGTGAACAGCGGTGTCGGTCGCGCTGCAAAGTATCTCCAACAGATTGCCGGGGTCACCGCAGACGGGGTCATTGGTCCAAAGTCAATGGAAGCAATTCTTGCTTGCGACCCAGAGGAGACAGTCGATTCAATCTGCGACCGTCGCCTTGACTTTCTCAAGGCGTTGCCGACGTGGGACACTTTCGGCAAGGGTTGGGGCCGCCGCGTTGCAGAGGTTGAAGCCAAGGCTGCCGAGATGGCCAAGGGCTAGATCAACCACTCTTTGTAACCTTCCTTCAGAACCTCCGTGGCTACGTTGATTTTATCGCGTAGTGCACGGAGGATTTTTTCGTCCACCGTTCCCTCGGTGACGATGTCGATGTAGGTCACATTGTTGCGCTGTCCAATGCGATGTGCGCGATCCTCACTTTGCAAGCGCACTTCCAGATCATAATTGTTTGAGAAGTAGATCATGGTGTGAGCCTCTGTGAGGGTCAGACCGTATCCACCTGTACGTGGCTGTCCAACAAAGAAGCGAAGAGAATGATCCGGGTCTTGGAAATCTTTAACCATTTGCTGTCGCGCATCCGGCGACGTCTCACCGTAGTACGTCCGCACGGTTTCAGGACCATACTCCTTGGCCAACGCACGTTCGATCATCTGGATGTCGTAGGTGTAGTTCGCCCAGATAATGACCTTGCCATCAACTTCTTCGAGGGCAGCCAGCAATTCGTCAAACTTGTCCGACTTCATCTCTATGACCGTACCGTCGTCGGCCTTGAAATAACCGGAACAGATCTGCTGCAACCGGAGGATCTGCGTCAGTACGTTCTGCGCTGTGAGAACCTTACCGTCCAGCTCTGCAATCGCGGCCTTCTTGACACGGCTATAGATAGCCGCCTGTTCATCCGTGAGTTGGACCGTGCGCTTGGTGTAGATCTTTTCCGGGAGGTCGAGACAGTCCTTCTTCAGAATGCGGAACGAAAACTTGTCGAGTCGCTCTGACAGCTCGTTAAGGTTTTGGTAACCAACAACCTGATTGAACGAGTGCGTTCCGACACTGCGTTTCATCAAGCGACAATAACGGTTCTGGAACGAGTAGAAGCTGGAAAAGCCGAGCAGCCACTCATCAAGGAATGCACACTGTGTATACAAGTCCATTGGGGTCTTGGTGATCGGCGAGCCCGTCATCACCCTGCGGTACTTGGCTACCTTGCCCGTCTTGATGATGTTCTTGGTGCGCTTGGCCTTGCCGTTCTTGATGGTCGTGCTCTCATCGACCGCCATCAAAACCTTCCGTGATTTCAAGAACTTAGTGGCAAAGGCCACGCCCTTGTCCGTGGAGAAGGCTTCAATGTTCATGACGACGATCTTCAAGTTGTCGTCATCACGGAACGCCTCGGCCAGATGTTCTAGGTTCTTCTTGGACGTCGCTGGATTCCAAACGACCACGTCGTGAATGATGTGATCCGGCAGATGCTTAGGCAGCTCGATGGTCTCCCAGTTTTTGTAAACACCCTTCGGTGCTACAACTAGAAAGCCGTCGATGTCCCCGCGATCATAGAGCATGGAGACGTTATCAATGAGGATCTTGGACTTGCCTGTTCCCATCTCGGCGAACAAAGCAAACTCATCCTTATCCCATGATTTCCTAAGCGCATCAGACTGATGCTTGTACGGAGGAAGTCTGAACTTGTAGCGATCAACGATGTCCATGGTCCATTGCCCTTTCTATCGGCAGGGCAAAAAGAATAGCCCATGAAAAAGATTTGTGCAACCCCGCTTGACAGACCCCCACTGATTCGGAGTAGTCTGCATGCGTCGAACGGGAGAAAGCCGTGACTGTTTACATTACACAAGAAGTGCGTGGCCGCGATCTCTCTGATGCGTTGGAGTTTGGCGACCTCGACATCTTGATCCCAGCCAAGGATCAAGTCGCTCTTTCGGCTATACCCACGCTCCGTCGGATGGAGCGTAAGCTGGTGAAGTTTACATCCGACGATTACCTAATGCTGTCGGGCGATCCCGTATGCATTGGTATAGCTTGCGCTCTTGCTGCTCTGGCAAACAATGGGCGCTTCAAACTACTCAAATGGGACAGGCTCGAAGAGCGTTACTATCCCATTGAGGTGGATCTTTATCACAGCACGAGGAGATAGAAAGTGGACCTCGAAGACGTTGCAATGCAGTTGTCCAATGTAGACAACAACGATCTCAAGCAAGTCGCTGCGCTGGTGCGTCAGCAACTTGTATTGGAACAGCGCGTGGAAGACCTGACTGCCGAATTGAAAAAGGCACAACAGGATCTCGCACATGTGTCTGGTGAGGCTTTGCCTGCTGCCCTAGCAGAACACGGCCTCACGGAGTTGAAGATGGCGGATGGGTCAAAGGTCACGATCTCAACAGTGATCAGCGCCAACATCTCCAAGGAACGGTCCGAAGCAGCCCACGAGTGGC